TACTTGGTACTTAGCTTCGTATAATTGCATATCTTGAGGGTTTTTCAAGTAGGAAAAGGTTTCTCCTAAAACCCCATAAAGCAATACCTCAGGAGCATTGTTAGATACAAAAGTAGTTGAACTAGAATTACTTGTATCTAAATGTTCTGGTGTTTCGTCGTACCACATTTCAATGGTGTAAACTTGATTAGGAGTAGGAGCTAGAATTAAAGTATTTTGATCCCAGTTACCCCAATATTTTGGCTCTCCCGTAAAATCTCCTGATGTGGATCTTTCGACAGCGTACTCATCCATAAAAGTAGCGTCTCTCTGTTCTAACCAAACACGCTCATCGTTTGATTTTACTAACTGTAAAGCTCTAGCAAAACGAAATCCACCCTCTGGCCCTGACACATCTAAAAAAGCATTATTAGCTGTGGAGGTGGTGGTTGCGTATCTTCGTTGATCATCGCTATCTAATTGTCTTGCAATTTTATTTTCAATATTCGTAATAAAAACATTGATAACAGAATTAGATAATACGTCGGCTGTTACCTCTGTATAGTTTCTGACGTTAGTTAATAATTCGCTATAGTTCATGATATTACAATTGTGACTGTACCAACTGATGTTACAGGATTCAAGTCTCTTGTTTCTGTCGAAGGTTGCATTCCATTAGAAGTAAAAGCACTATCGCCTGGTGCTCCAACAAAAACGATTACTGGTTCTTCTCTAGCAGGTCTTGTAAAAGGAAGTGCCTGGGCATCTCCCGCATGATAGGAAGGCTGTAGCTGTGGGTGTTTAGGCTCATAACACTCAGGGCAAACCTGTAGGCCATTCCATTCTTTTTTTAGTTCTAAAAACTTATATTGTTGACCACAGCGATCACAGATGGCTAAAGCATACTTACCGGAAGCAAATACAGCCATGTTATGATCCTACATAATAATTTTGAGGAGTTAAGTGAATAGAGGCTCGTTGACCATCCTCTGTTAAAGCTCTTTGTAATTCATCCTCATAATAAAGTTTTAAACCTTGAGTCATTTGAGGATTCTTCTTTTGAGAAAGATAGAAAGCTAATCCTGACACCATGCAGGGAAGAAATCGAAAAGGAGCGTCAGGCTGATTTGTATAAGCTCCAACGTCCTGTATTCTTCCTATATAATTATAATTGATTTGCGTATCAGTAGTGTCAGGTGTTTGATAAAGATTGATTACTACATTAGATAAATTTCTTTCCACATAATACTGCGTAGGTTGACCTTGAGAAAATTTATTAGGAACAGCTTGATACTCTGATCGAGATATCTTTGTCATTGTAGTATCTGTGGTAGTCCCACTTGATACTTGTCTAAAAGTCATTTCTAAAACATCACTCGCATCACTAGGAGCGGTGTAAGTTGTTGTGCCTGCTGTTAGATTAGTGGTTTGATTTTCGACTTTCCATAAATGAATACCTCTGTTCATCCACTCTTGAAATAAAATATTGAGACTTCGACGTGCTGATTTTAAATCATAACCAGATCGTGTTCCGATACCACATCGTTCATAGGCATCTTCAATGACGTCATCAATGTCTAAATTAAAAGTAGTTGTTCCAGAGGTAGCCATTCAATTACTTTTTCTTCATCATACCGCCGCCACGTTTTTTCATCATACCGCCGCCACGTTTCTTCATTACTTGTTTTTTCTTAGGCGATCCACCAGCTTTCATAGCAGTCATTCCTGAAGCCATCGCTTTTCTAGGAGACATTTTTGCATCTCCACCCATAGCCATTTTCTTCATCATGCCACCACCACGCTTCTTGGCCATGCCACCTTTTTTCATTACTTGCTTTTTTTTCATCATGGTAATTACCTCTTTTTATTTAATTGTTCATACGTACGTTGCCTTTCAGCTACTACCTCTTCGTAGTAATCTTTGGGCCATTTCTTATAATAACCTATCTTGTGTAGTTTGCAACTTGCTTCATATAGCTGTTTGAATTTTTGTATTAACATCATTGAATACTGTAATTCTGAATGTTCCACAGGTTCTTCGGTAGGATCGCAAAGAAAAGCTTCACCATTAGGATCGGCCGGAGTCTCAGGATGAAATCCCATAAAATAAACATCTCTTCGATTGTAAGTTTTATTATAAAAATCTATCTTATCTTGAAATTGTTCAGGCGAATATTGCTCCCAAAAAGGATCACAGTATATTATAATATCGTGTTGTTTTTTATTCCAAGACTTAATAACTGAAGTCAGTTGTTTTTCGTATCTCGATTTATCGGCACGAACCTCTATCCTTACTTTGTTATCTTTTCTCCACTTCGCTGCAAAGGGGCACGCTGGAAAACCTAGATGTTTGTTCATTGGCTCTAAGACAGTCTTAGACCAATTGATCACATCTTTCTTTATCTCTTCAGCTTTTTTTCTTCTTGACAATTGTTTTAACGTTAGTGGGTTTACCACCAACACCTTGAGGTTTTGATCTTTTTCTTGAAACTGCTGATTTGATCTGTCCTTTAGTCAT